CATGACGCCCGGAACCTATCAAGGCACTCCAGTTGTGAGTCGCCTACGACGACGTCGGGGCCAGCGCGGCCAACAGCTACTAGGGCTACGTGATTGCCGCGGATGTCACGCATCACCCCGTTATACGGAGTGCCTTGATAGGTTCCGGGCGTCATGTCAGCCCGGTAGTGGTAGGCGCAAGAAATCTCCTTGCGCTCATCGCTTTCGATGCCGGCGATTGAGTTCGCGTCCCAGACGACCAAGCTGTTTTGCAGGTAGGGGGCTTTGAATGCGGCATCCGTGCCGGTGCTGCCGACGACGATTTCCTTGTGCGGGTCGTCTGCGAATACCGGGATGTGCTCTTTTCCGGTCTGATCGAACGCGTCGATCAGCGGGATGTTGTTGAAAGTTCCGGAGGCCTTCTCCAATTCTCCCGGATCACGAAGGAGCATATAAATTTTGCTCGGGTCAAGACCCAAGGCCTCTCCGTCAGGAATTTCGCTTCCTTGGTACGGGTTAACAGTCGCCTTGCTCAAATTCGAGACCGCAATATGCATCCGACCGTCTTGATCAATCGTCCGCACCGATGCCCGGTCGAATGCCAAACCGTCATTCTTCATGGCTTGAAATGAAAAAAAGCCACCGCGAAGGGTGGCTTGTTATGAATCGGCGCGCGCTTTATAGCAGCAGGCCGTTTTCCTGAGCAAAGTCTATCGGGTGTTTGGCGCGCTTGCGAAGATTGCAAGTCGGGCAAAGCAACTGAAGATTAAAACGATCATTTGAACCACCCAGCGCAATCGGCATGACGTGGTCTATATGATATGCGGCCTTCAAACTTCTTTTGCACCACGGGTGAGCGCACCTCGATCTCTGCGTCTTCATCAAAGCGGCGATGTCGTGTTTTGTGTGCCGACCTTCTGCGCCTTTGCGCCTCGCCTTATTGTTGCGCAAGGCCGCTCGGACGGAGTCTCTATTCAAGCGCCGATATTCGGCGACGCTGGCCTTGGCTTTGAGCTGATTTTTCGCATACCACGCCCTTCGATATGATCGCCCTTTAGCGCGTACGCGTTCAGCATTTTTTTCATACCAAACTCGGCGCGTCGCCTTGTTTTTTTCGGGATTTCTTTCTCGCCAAGCGCGCATCCATGCCGCTGAAACCGCCTTGCCTTCTGGCGATTGCTTATAAGCCCTCTTGCAATCCAAACACTGCTTGTCGCTCACCTGCCGCTCTGCGACATGGCCATGCTTGCAGGGCTTCCCGGTGAAGTACCGTTTTAGCCCCGAAGCTTGCGCTGCAGCACGTTTAATGATGGGTCGATCTTGAGATACAATGGCGTCAGCCATGCCGCTTACCTCCGCAATAGGTAATGGTGTGGTTAGAGCCCCTGTCGTGTTGGTAGCACTTCAGGGGCTCGTTTATTTTACTCTACCTAATGCACTTCTGTCCTCGCCGCCGGGCGTCGGTTAGTCGTTGTAACCTGGTATGACGGAGCGGCACGTACATCGGCAGTTGATTAGCTCGCCCGGGCGGATGTATTCGCCATCGATCAAACAGCCTTTGTCAACCTCATACAGCCGACCCTTCCCACCGTCATCGCGGCCGGCCTCTAGGTGAGACGGGCGGGGATGCTTGCCTGCGCCCGAATGCCGCCATCTCGCGTGCGTGATGCCGAGCTCCTGCTGTCGCGCCCGAGTGATGACCGCGGTCATCTTGTTACTCTGGTCACGCGCGATCATCGCGGCACGCTTGCGCGTCACCGCATGTCGCTCGATCAGCTCATCGGTCAGCGTCTTGAGGTCGCGCCCCGAGGTCATGGCGCGCATCACCGAACCTTCCACTTGCGTGAGGTGTTCGGACGCAATGCTTCTGATGAGCGATACGTTCTCGCCAATCGACGCCTGCATGGCGTTGTTGATCGCCTCATTCGCCTTGAATTCGACCGTGAAGCCAGCCTTCTTGAGAATCGCTTTCAGTTGCGCATCCGAAGAACTGGCTGTCTTTTCTGCGAAGTACGCAGCCAGATCCTCAGAGCCCTTGTCGAACGCCTTAAGCCATCGCCGCGACATGCGGTGAATCGCCCGGCGCATCGCATTTGCGGGGCTGCCGTCTCGGAACGACTCTATCCCGGCATCGCCCGCCATTGACGGCGGATTTGCGCGATACTGAGCGGTGAGCCAATACAGGAGGGATTTGTGCATCTCGTCCACCATGCGGTCGAGCGCTTTTTTGTAGGCGGCTTCGATTCCGACATTCGGCACGACGGGACGTAAGACGATTTCCTTGCCAGTAGGTGAAACCAGCCCAACCGCGCGCCGCTTCGGCATCTTCGCGTCTTGGGCTATCGGCATTTCAGGGAGCGAACGTGAAAGAAGAAATTGAGGTCGATTACGTCGGCTATGATCACGAGTTGCCGCAGCGCGTCGTGGTCTATGTCGGGCCGGACGATGCCTATTCAGCCCGCTTCAACCTGTCTGACCTGCTCGATACCGAGCTAGACATGTTCACGTTGAAGAACGGGCTGATAGACAGTGCGGGGAAGCCTCGCTTCGATGCGATGGAATTGGAGCTGCTCGAAATGATCAAAAGAATCCGGGCTATCAGGTATGGCTAGTCGGCTCGAATTTTCCGACACACAACGAGCATTTGATCCCACGTCCCGTCCGAGCCACAGGAGCCAAATTTTTCAACTTGAATAATCTGACGCATGCTTGCATCGCCTTCGATGTCTTCGAAGTCATCGAGGCGAAAATCGGAGTTGCGCGCAGCAAAGAAGACGAAGTGCTCAGACTCTTGAGTGACGATCCACTTGCTATTCATCGGTTCCCTCTTGACCTTCTTCGCGCCCACTCTCCTTCGCCGCGCTCGCTTCTGGCCCGGACGTCGGTAGCGGGATCTCCGGCAGATCGTCCGTCAGATCCAGCCCGGAGTACGGGCCATCCTCCTGAGACGCCAGACGAACCCGCGCCTCTTGCGGCGTGATGATCCCCGCGCCGATCAACTCCACGTCTGCGTCAACTTCCGTCTTGCGGGCGTTTGCCTGGTCAAGCTCGTTCAGCGGCTCGAGCGGCAGATAACGGAACCCAATATCCGAGTCGATCTCGCCGTAGAGCGAAAGCTGAATGATGTTGATGAGCCGCGAGAGCAGGGGCGTGTACAGCGCCTCTTGCTGAGCGAGAATCCACGCCCGGAACGTTTGTAGCTCGCCTTCACTGGATGCATTCAGGCCTGTTGGAGTGATCCCCAACAGGATGACGAGCGGAATACCCGTCACTGCGGCCTGATGTTCCTGCGATTGCGCTTGAAGATGGTCAAGGCCGGACAGCGGGACGTTGAATTGGAAGAACTCTTCCGTTTCCTTGTCCATCATCAACAACCCGCTATTTCTGCGGTAGTTGTTGTAGAGCTGTGCCCGCTTTCGAATCTCTTCGCCGCCGCCGCCATTCAGCACGGCGCTCATGTTTGTCTTGATGCCCGACGTGCTGAAATTCGCGATCAGGTCAGACACCGACTGACGCGTGCGCAGCCAGTTGTCGACGTAGGGCTTGGCGATCTGCGACAGACTCAATCCGCCGAACAAATACGCCGGCTTCAGCATGTCCGGAACCGGGCGGCTCACGAACGTCAGTAGGCGGCTTTCATGCACTTCCTTGCCGAGCACGAACCAGTGCGTCGGCTTGAAGTAATCGGGTTTGAGCGGGTCGACGCAGTTGTACTGGTTTGGGTACGTCCAGATCGGCTCGATGACCGTCAGCGCTTTGATCGGCTTCTTCGCGATCTTCTTTGGCGACAGTGCGAGCGGCGTCTTCAGCTCGACCAGATCATCCGAATACCCGGTGTCGATATAGATCTGTGAGCGCCCAAAGTAGCCATCCTGCTCCGTCGCCTGCTGAAACGCAGCCTGGACACCGAGGCGCTTCATCTCGGCCTCGATCTCCTTTAGCTTCTCCGTCTTGTCTTCGTCGCCGACGCATTGCAGCTTGATCCATGCGCGGGTCATCTCCTTCGCGAGGATCTCAGCAGGACGCCGGTATTCGGGGCGCTGCGTCAGCTCCGCAAGATACGGATAGCCGAGGAAAGTAAGCCCCTCGCTGAGCGCCGCATTCGTCGCGTAGGCATAGTTCGATGCCATCAACGAGTCACACGCTAGCTTGGCCTTTTCCGGGATGACGCCAGGCGCAGCTTTCGGGAGCGTGAACGGTGACGCCGCAGGCAATTCAGCCGGCCGCCCCGCCAGCAGAGCCATGTCGCTGATCCTCATCATCTGCGGCTCAGTCTTGGCCACTTCCGTAGCCTTCGGCTTTGCGCGCCAGGATTTGAGATTGAACATGGGTCTGCTAGTAAAGGGCTTCGTCGGAGATTTGCATTGGCGTGACGCCGGGCGCGAATGCCATCACGAAAGCATCAGCAAGGTTGGGGGAAGGCACTTCGCGTTTAGCGAGGTCTTTCTTGCTCTCGACCTTCACCTTCCCGTTGTTGTCGTAATCGCGCTTTGGAGTCGACAGTTCGTCGATCAGCCGCTCGAGATATGGCGTGTCGCCAGAAAGGCTGATCAATTCATCCTCGGCGAATTTCTCGCCCCTGCGGACGGCGTTGTACGTATTGCGAAAGCGGTCTCCGACCATCCACCACGCCTGGGCCTTCAAGTTCAGGAACATATCCCTGTTCTTCGTGCCAGTCTTGTAATCAGACTCGGGCCGGAATACGCCCGCGCCCGCATTGAACTTCCGATGGTCGATGCGGGGGACGTTCTGTCCGTTTAGTTCGTTGAACTTCGCGCCACACCCGGCGCCCACTCCGATCGAGTCGTAAGTGACGGAGGCTTGCCGTTCTCGCGCAGCATTCCAGACACGAGTGCAGGACTTCAAAAGCTCATCCTCGCCAGCCTTCCACTCGTCGGCCCAAGACACGACAGAGCCATGCGCGAACACGTTGGCGCACTTGTCGGCACCAGAGTCCGCGACGTCGAACCCGATCCGCTTTGCACCGGACGGGNCGAAGCCAAGCGCCTTGTGCGCATCCACGGCGGCCATGATCCACGACCGCTTGATGATTGCGTCGTCGTCGTCGTCTTTCGGCTGACCGAGGTAGATGTGCGCGAACTCGTCTTCGTCCTCAGCCTTTGCAGCCTCGATGACGCCCCGCATCGTCTGCGAGAGGAATGGGTTTTCGTTGTAATTGATCAGCCGCTTAACCGTGCGAGGCGGCGGATTCAGCACGAACCGCTTATAGACAAAATCCGTTGCGAGGCGCGGGTTAAAGATCAGCCAGTGCTGCGACCCCTGCTTGCGAATGGTCGGCTCAAGAACCTTCCATTGCGCCTCGGTCAACAGGTGCGCCTCTTCCGACCAGTGGATATCGATCGATTCGATCGACTTCACTTCGTCGATCTGGCGCCACAATCCATAGAAGACGAACTCACTGCCCGTCGCCGTGCAGATGATCTTGTTATCGAGGATGCGGAACTTCGACTGCAGGCCAAACCGATCAATCTGGATCTTCAGGAGCGTATAGACCGAATCCTCGATCCGGTTCTGGAACTGACGTGTGCAGAGAAACTTCAGCTTCATCTGCTGCGCGAGGAAGATCGCGAACCCCGCGGCGTCCCATGACTTCGAACTGGACCGACCGCCGTACAGCACGCGATTGCGAGCCGGCGTCATCCAAAATTCTCGGAGGACAGGGTTAAGGCTTGGAGCCCCCATAGAAATCATCCAGCGTCATGGTCGGCTTTTCCTCTGCGCCGATCGGCTTGTCCTTGTTGGCAGCCAGCAGATTCAGTGCGATCTTTCCCGATTCGTTGGCGAGCGATGTCAGCGCAGCAATGCCACGGAGACTCTCGCCCATGCCGAGGTCGAAAAGATCGACGACGCGGCCCCTCTGTCC